CCCCGCCGTTCCCGTCACGGCCCCCTATGACCTCATCCCCCTCGCCGGGGTTGGAAAGGTTAAGGAGCGAGCGCACCTCATCGAGCTTTACCGTCAAACCCAGCGGGCCAAGCCTGTCCAGCGCGTTAATAATCTGCTCGATGTTTTTCACATCCGGCTTGTGCAAGGCTATTTTCGGGTAATGCTCCTGCTCGCCAAAGTTCAGATTGATGTAGGGGACGGTCAGGGCGGCATTCAGCGTTTCCACAACTTGCTGGATGTCGCTGTCGGCAATATCATCGCGTACCTTGTCGTGGGTCTCGCTCTGTGAGCGGCTTGAGCCGTCGTCTGTTGTCATGGTCTGGCCCAGCACAAGCTTTGAAATCTGCTTGTCTATCCAGTCCGCCATGTTCTGGTAGACTTTGGAGGTTGTCCCTGTGCTTTTCGATTCGACAATTTCAAGCGCCGCGCTTTCGGGGATAACAGCTCCAAAGTCCTGCCCGATGGCGGCGACTGCCCGCTTGAGCGTTGCCCTGTCCTGCTCGGTCGCTTTCCTGCCGTACTTGCCGATGCGTATGGGGTAGCCGTAACGGTCGATGAAGGCGGCCCAGCTTGTGACGTTGTAGCTTTTGAGCATCCAGTAGTACAAGGCCGGGAGCGCGAGCCCCGCCGTTATCTGGCTGCCGCTGGTCATGTGCGGCTCGTGGACAATAAACTGGAAAGGGCGCAGCGGTTCAAGTTCGTTGCCAAGCGGGGCACGGAGCATGAGGGTTTTGCCGGTTTCCTCATCGTACTGGAACCAGCGGGGATCGCGGAATTTGTACGCCGCGGGCTTCCAGGGTGTTTTCCCGGTGTCCCATACTATTTCGGAAACTGAAAAGCCTTTGGCAAGTGCATCCAGCATGTCCCGGATAAGCGCGTAAATTTTCGCGGTGGAATTTTTGACGATGTCCCTCTCTACGGCTTCGGCAAGTTCCACATCGTGTTTGTCCTCGCTTGCGGGAATCACTTTGATTTCAAGGCCGGTGATGGCGTCCTTGCGGGTGGAAAGCACGGAGCGGTAGTGCAGGTCTTTAAGCTCTATGTCCTGGGCGAGTTCCAGATATTCGGCGGGGGAATCCCCGCTCCTGACATCGCGCAAAATTGCGGCAAGGCGTTCAGGGGTGAGGCTTTGCAACAGCGAGAAGTCCCCCCAGGGGTCGCGGTTAGTGTTGGGAATCGCGTATGCCTGTTCATCATCATCGGAACCCTGGCCTTTGCCCTGTTTGCCGCGCGCGAAAAAATTTCTTACCCTGTCAAAACTCAATCGTCCCATCTGCTGCTCCTTCCTTGCCTGTAGCGGTTTGCCGTTTCAACGGCCTCGTATGTCATGGGCTGATAGCCGGACTCCTCATCCTCAAGCGCGGCATAGACAGCCATGAGTTTGGCAATCGCGCCGTCCCCATGCCGTTTTTCTCTTGGCCCGCCCGACCTTTCAAGGACGCAGGGCACACCGGCCTTAAGGCCCACAACCCGGAAGTCATCGCGGATGAACGGGTCGTCGGGGATGTTCGTTGTGCCGTCTTCCATGCGGCCTTTTAGTTTGGGGAAATTCTCGGCGTACCACTTTGTCGAGATCATTACCTGATGGACGTAGCCCGGCCATTCCTGCGCGGCGAGTTCGGCTATCATCTGGCCATTGCCGCGGGAGTCGAACGCCGCTCCGCCCAGGTTTGGCAGGGTGTTCATGACGTATTTGATAACCTGCCATTGCTGGGCAAACGGCACATTGCGCAATTCGATTACAAGAAAGGAGAGGAGCTTGCCGTCCGGCATTTCTTCATCGAAAAATATTGTCGTAAGGTCGCCGGAACGGGCGAAGTCCTCTCCAATGTAAATCGGGTTCGTGTGGGCAAGCAGAATGTCCCGGACTTCCAGCTTTAGCCACTTGTCAAACTCTTTGACGCGCTTTTCCTCTTTCTCGAAGGTGAAAGCATCGTCGCAAGTCTTGCGTATGACGGCAACGCCGGGATCAGAAACGGACTCTATGAGGGTGGTGGGGAAATAGCGGGTTCCGGCGCGCGTGGGAATGCAGAACAGTTCTTCATCGGCCCCGTCACCGTACTGGCTGACAATTTCCTCCCGCCACTTTTCCTGCTTTTCCGCGCTCCATGCTTCACCGGCAACAAGGCAGATGCGCCGGTACAGGCCCTGCGACAGAGCATCGTCAAAGCTGGTTTTGTGCAGGGAATAGTCCTGTTTGCCTTCCCGGATTTCTTTGACCAGTTCGTTGAAAGGGTTGTCATCGCCGTTGTGGGTGGACAGGATGCTCACCGAGCCTCCCCACATCCGCAAGGCCATCGCCGCTTTGATAAGTTCGTTCAGGTCGTCAATGAAGGCCGCTTCGTCAATGATGACCCGGCCCTGCTTCGAGCGGAGCGATCTTGCCGTGGACGGCAGGCCCCATATTTCATACCCGGAGGCGAAGCGGACGCGGTACACGGTTATGTCCTTGTCTTCATCTTTGAGCAGCACTTCTTCCAGTTCGTGCGCGGCGGCGTTAAGGTTGCGCGCCCAGAATGCGCAGTCGCGGGTGAACTGCTGTGTCATTTCCTTGCTGTACGAAAGGTAATAGGTGGACTGGCCCCCGGCCTCTTTTGACTTTGCCGCTTCAAGTACGGAGGCGAGGGCCTCGGCATAGGAAGCCCCGATGCGCCGGGATTTTTCCCAGACCTTTACGCCGCTTTCATCAACTATCCACGCTTTTTGATACGGCAGTAGGATGTCTTCAGTCATAATCAAACATAGCTCCGACTCCTTGAACAAAACGACGGAACCGAGGATTCCACCTCGTGCCGACGACTGCATCAACTCCACCAAGAAAAAAGGTAAGCATAAAGAACGGTATAAAAACAATCGCTGCATAAACCCAGCAAAAAATCTTTCTCATGCTTATATCCCCAAGATTTTCTTTTTGATGAGTTCCATCGCTTCATCGGTGATTCCGACCTTCGCGCCTTCCTTCTCCACGATTTTAGCGGCCTCGTCGAGCGCGTCCTTGCGGATGGATTCCGTGCGCTCGGCGTTCAGTTTTTCGGCCTGCTCTATTTCCTTTAGGCTCTTCGACACTTTCAGCAAAATGTCGGCAAGTGCGGAGTCGCTGACTTTGGGGTTCTGCTTTATCTCGTCTATTTCAAGCATCAGGTCAAAGACCGCAAGCCGGATTTGTTCGTTGATGACTTTGCCCAGCTTGTTGCGGCTGTCCGTCCCGCACCTGTCCATGTACATCTCGGCAAGGTTCCGCGCCTGGTTATTTCTTGCCTTAAAGTTCTCCATTTTTTTGTTGTACCGCTGCATCGCGCTGGTGGAAAGCACCGCTTCGCCCGCCTCATCGTTTACAGCCTGGACAATCTGCGCCTGGGTGCAGGCAGGGTCGTTGAGCATTTCATGGAGGCGATCCCTTAGTTTCTGGGGCAGTTTGTCTACGGTGCTTTTCCGTCCCACGGCCTACTCCTGCGGGGGCGGGTCTATGCCCTCGGCCCTTGTGAAGCCTTTGGCGACATCAATTCCGGCGCGGGTGATGCGGGCGAAGATAAAGCCGCCCTCTCCCATCCGCGTTGTTTTGATGTAGCCCCGGTTCTCAAGCCAGGCGATCTGCTCGTTCACTTCGGAGATGGAGCAGGAGTGACAGTGCGCTTTCAAAAGCCTCTGGATCATCTCGTTGGAAAGTTCCCGGCCCGCTTCCTGTTCTATGCCCTGGAGGATGATGATGCGGCGCAGCGGGAGGAATATGTTTTTTGCCATGTTATTTTCCCCCTGCGCTGTCTATGAACCACTGCTGGATTTTTTCCAGCAGTCCCCTCATGCCTTTAAGCTCGCCTTCTATGACGCTCAGGCGGTTCTCGAACCTTGAGGTCATTAAGTTTTCAAGGTTAGCCAGCCGTTTTTCGTACAGCGCATCGGCGTCCTTGCGGCCCCGCTCTTCGCGCTGCACCATGTCGCGGATCGACTGCCTGAACAGCTCAAACTTTTCGTCCTGCCGTTTCCTCCAATATTGGAAAACGGCGAATGAAAGGCAAAACACCGAAAGGAACGTGCCCACGGCCATCAATATAAATTTTGCGATTTCCACGAAGTACCTCTCTTGCTCTCCATCATAAAATACGCCGTTACCCCTTTTCCGATAACGGCGATTATTCTAAACGCAAAAACCTGATCACCGCTTCACCAGCCAGCCAAGTACCCGGTTGTAATTCCACCGCCCGATAAAAGCCCCTTTCTGCTTTCTGCCCTCTGCCTTCGCTCTGGAGTTGGCCGTACCGTTTTGCTCGAAAAGGTTAATGCCTTTGGGGTCTGCGTCAACGCAGATACCGATATGCCCATGACGGTTTGTAGGGACGGCGGCGAACACGATAACCGCGCCGGGGGGCGGTATCATGCCGGGATGGTACACCACAAGGTCAAGATGCCGTAACTGGATAGGCCGGTTGAAGTGGTTGGCGTAAAACACGATAGCACCTTCCGTGCCGGTAGGTTCTGGCTGCGGAATCTTTTCCACCTCCTGCCAGTATTGCCGTACCAGGTCAACGCACTGCGCCCCGAAATGCCCGTCCCAGTCCACCGCTACGCCAAGATATTTGTCGATGAATTTCTTGAGCTCATCGGGGTCTGCCGGTTTTTCTTTCGGAGGATATACACGGAAACTGGCGATAATTTCCAGCACGATCTTAAGAAACTGTTTTAACCTCTGTAAAAACTTTTTCATGCGTAACTCCTTTAGGCGGCCCTGCGCCAGCTTTCCGGGTAGATTTCTTCACGGTCATATATCTGGTGGTGCTTGTTGATATTGACCAGGCTCAAGATGCTGCCCGGCACCTTCACCTCATCAACCCTTACATGCGCAAAGCGCCATCTTGCCAGCGGCACCCTGGTTACCGCGTCAAACGGGTTAATCCAGCTCGTTAATATCATCGCGTTGTTAAGGATGCGCAATGCGCTGCCCTTGCCTGTCCACGCCAGCTTTGGCGCTCCGAATATGACGCACTGCCGCCGCTGGCCGGTAAGGTGGTGCCAGTTCTGCGCGGCTAATTGTGCCAGCGCCGCCCCGTGCGAGAACCCGCAAAAGACTATATCGAAGCCGGGCAGTCGCTCGTGCATTTCCATCAACTTGCCCATAATGGCCTCATTGGCGGAACGCCACACCAGGGCGAAGCCTTTATGAACCCACCAGCCGCAGCCGCTATACGGCTGCATACTGGTCACGATGGCAAGGAAGTTGTAAAGCCAGTCCAGCAGCCCGTTACTGCCCTGGAAGCACAGGTAAATGGTGTTGTCTCCGTCTTTCCTGTTTACCCAAAATTTGAAGCTGACCTTCTTGCCGATGTGGGTGTAACTGCCCCGCCTGTGTATGCGTTTAAAAAGTTTGGCCGGGTGTATCATACGCCCTCCCATGTCGTGCCGCTTTGGCGGCAATAGAAGTAATCAGGCTTTATGCCCCAAACAGTCTCCTTTTCGCACACGTCGCAGTACATGATGAATTCGGGCGGCGGTACCGGCAGGTTTACGCATGCCGTAATTACCGCCGCCGCCAAAACCAATAATAAAAAAATCTTTTTCATCTTTCCCTTCCCTCTCTGTTTTTCGCCGCGCCATACAGCGGCGTATTAGTGACACAAGCGTAACCCGCGGGCGGAGCGCGTTCACAATAATGGCGGTTAGTGTGTTTGCGTCCAGGGAGTCGGGTAGGATGAAAAGACAAAACGAGGTCTTGGCGGTTTAGCGATTTTTCCCGCCGCACGGTGGTTTGCTCCTTTTCCACCGTGTTTTTATTTTTTAACAAGGAACGGAGGGCGCGATGCGGCTGTATTTATCCGGGAAGATTTCCGGCAATGATAATTATAAAGAGGACTTCGCCATTGGGCGGGCAAAGCTTGAAAACGCCGGGTATGATGTGTGCGACCCCACCACGTTTGATTTACCGGAGGATGTTCCCTGGGCCGAAGCCATGAAGCACGACATCTGTCAGATGCTCAAGTGCGATGCTGTGGCGCTGCTTCCAAATTGGGCGCACTCAACGGGGGCGTGTATTGAGGCGCGTCTGGCGGAGAATTTGGGAATGACAGTCTTGCCGCTTTCCTTGTGGCTTAAGTGACAGGGCATGCGCTTTCGTTTATGTAAGGGAGTAAAATAATGAACGACATTGACAAGATAAAGGCAAAGATAAAAAAACTGCTTGCCCTTTCCAAGTCCCCCAATCCAAACGAGGCGGCGACCGCTTTGAGAATGGCGCAAGAGCTGATGGCCGAATACAAGGTGGGCCAGGCTGATGTGAACACTCTCGACATTGGAGATGAAACCGCGAGAACCGTACGCCGGAAAACCCCGCCTTTATATGAAGGCGAATTAGTCCAAAAAATAGCTATGGCCTTTGGTTGTAGAATCATATATCATCGCAGGCAAAACTCTTGCGTATGGCGCTTTGTCGGCTTGCGGCACAGGGCTCAAGTGTCCGCGTATATCGGTCAGGTTTTGCTGAGAAAATTAAAATCTGCAAGGGCTGAATATATTAGAACTCTGTACAGGGTGCGTTCTAAATATCGCAAAACCCAACGGGCGGATGATTTTTGTTCCGCATGGGTGAGTGCCGTAACGGACAAGCTCTCTGCATTCGCAGGGTTGAGCAAAGAAGAACAACAAGCGATTACCGCTTATTGTAATAAAGCGCATCCTGAGCTTAAGGATTTAAATAGTACAAGTCGATCTTTCGGCAATCCCGCGGATTATCACAATGGCCGCAGGGCGGGCGAAGGTGTAGAGCTTCAGCATGGTGTCGGGGTTGATCCCCGTAGGCCCTTATTTTTGGGGGCATGATAAAAGAAGGAGTTTAAGATGGAACAAAAATCATTGCTTATGAAAGCATTGGCGGCGGAACACAGAAAAATTTTTAACGCGCTCGAATCTATCGGATACCATACGATCAAGATAGATATTATTCAAGGAGAAAAATCATGAACAGGGATTTATTTTCAGCGATGAAACTTCTGGAAGAAAACGGCTTCCATGTTACCCGCGCCTACGAAGAAGACCAAAGGGATGCGGGCAACACCACTGAAAGATTCCAGCACGAGAAGACCGGGGCTATTTGGTTACGGGTCACTCCAAAGAAAGCTGATAAAAATCAGTCTTCTTCGTGAATGTATTCCGCAAGCGCCTTTGCCCCGTTGATAATCTCCTTTGCAAATTCCTCCCCTGACAATCCTTTTTTGAGTATATCAGGGGAGGCTTTTATCGCCTCTATGAATTTATCTATGCCACTCAACCTTTGAATATCATTCAACCGCTTTTCGCCCATAAAATCCTCCTNAAAAATTATTGCAAAAAATACTCACATAGTCCTTTCCCACAGCTCCCTTCTTATCGGGTGCCTGTTGATCCGCTGGTTCATGTCAAACCACTCCAGGGCGGTTCTTCCCGTGTTGTCCCTAAGCCTTGCGTCAGCACCGGCTTCAAGCAGAAACTCTATGGTTAGCGGATGATTTTGCGGGTTGGCGGCGGTCAGTATCAGGGCGCTCTGGCCTTGCGCGTTGACGGCATTTACGTCTGCTCCTGCTGAAAGCAGCACCTGGAAAGCTTCCGGGTTCACAAGGAAAGTACGGGCCGCCATCAACAAGGGTGTCCAGCCATCGGAAGTTACGGCATTTACGTCCGCGCCGTTGTCAATCAGTATTCTTGCCTTTTCCGCATGGTAGGAATAGAATGTCCCCCCACGTGTGAACACCGCAAGGAGCGCCCTGGTCACGTCAGTGCTGGCCCCGGCGTTTATCAGCAGCTCAAGAATGCGCGGGTTCCCGGACGCTGCGGCGTGAACCAGCGGGGTGACCCCCCGTCTGTTCGCGCGGTGCGCATCCGCGCCGTGGCTTAGGAGAAGTTCAACAACGTCATCCCTGCGGCGGCTGATTGCTCCCATCAGCGGCCTGTCTCGCTGTATCCCTTCCAGCTCTGTATCTACGCCGAGAGCAAAGAGTTTTTGGAACGCTTCAAACGGGGCTTGCGCGAATAAAAGTTCGTGCCACGGACATTCATAGGTACGGTACCACAGACGGGCATTGTATTCTTCAAGAAGCCTGATGACTTCAGGGTCTTCGTAAAAAAAACGGAGACGCCTCTGCTCCTGGGCATAAACGAAAACAACCGCCAAAAACAATGCCGCCGTAATTACCATCTTTTTCATTGCTCTCCCCCTCAATTACACATCATTAAGATTCGGATGTATCCAACTATAAACACGCCCATAAAGGTGAAACCTGTCATAAAAGCCGTCCGCTTCCATATCTAGTGTTATCAGCAATTCCGCTTTCTCAAGATCGGCTACCCGGACAGAATAGATTTTTATTTTCTTTGAAATCTTGTCGAACTCCAACAGCTTGCAGAACACTTCCCCGTCAAGCGAAAAGACGTAGATATCGTCTTTGAGGCGTTGGCCTTCTTCGGTGTTGAAAAGCACATAATCGCCGTTTTTGATTCCTGCCCCCACCATTGAGTTCCCCTGCACGGAAAGCCCAAACAGGCGACCGAGCTTAAGGCTTGGGAGCAGCGAAAAAATGTCAATATAGCCCTCTATGTTTTGCTCATCTTCCCAGTCTGCGCCAATCCCGCAAGATACCCTCTGGTTTAGCAAAGGGATTTTATAGCTGTTTTCAGTTTTCGAGATATTTTCAAGGGCCTTGTCTTGCTTTTGGTTTAGCAGCATCTCCCCTTCACCGGTTAAAAGCCAATCTATATTGATACTATATACTTCACGCAATTTTATCAAAAAATCAGTAGACGGTGGGAAAGTGCCTTTTTCATATCCTGCAAGGGTTGGGCGTTTAATACCCAGTTCTGTAGCGAAGTTACTTTGATTGAAATTTAGTGATTCTCTTAAGTCCACTAACCTTTGACAAATATTCGACACTTTTAAAAGTTCCTTAAAATATATGTCAGAATTTCATCTTTTTTGCTTGACAAAATGCCGAAAATCCGACAATAATACTATCGTCAAGTATGAAATCATACTTGACCGTCAAAAAAGAAGATTGAGGGGAACGGCGACCAAACCCACCCCTCAATCCCAAAAAACTACCCCCTTAGGGGGAAGGAGCGCATTATGGCACGGAAATTAAACCGCGCAAGGAGAAAAGCTATGGGAATATCCATAACTCCGCAGACGGGTTGCTGGCTTCATTACCAATTGAAGCTTCGCAATTTAACCCTGGAGCCTGTCGCCCAAAAGGCGGGAGTCTCCCAGATGATGGTAACACATTTTCTGAAGGCACGCAAGAATTCAGAAAAGGTAAAGAAAGCCCTTGCCGAAGTTCTTGGCTACCCCAGCTTTGAGGCCCTCATCGCCGCCAGCCGGGGCAAGGAGGCGGTATGAAGTATATAGGCCCATACGTGAAGCGGTTGGAGGCACTTGCTCCTTTGGCCGAAGCCCTCAGATTTTTGCAGGACAAAGTAGCGATGAATTTACCCCGTGATTTTGAGCGCTGGCAAAACTCAGTATTCGGAGCCAAAGTGCGTGCCATTGAAGTGGACGGACAGTTCCGCTTTGTGACCAGACTTTTCAGCCTTGTAATGGATTTTGATGTTAACACAACTCTTGCAAAAATTGGGTTTGATACCCCTTGCCGCATTATGAGGGACGTAAGCGAAGGCAAGCTAGGCCTTGCCCCGATCTCAGCTTTGTTGAAGTACAGAGAAGAACACCAGGACGAAATTTCAACATGGCTGAAAACCAATACAGGGGACGGCTATATCTCCAATGAAGATTATGTGAATTGGCTTGGGAATGGAGGCCCCTCCCGTGCTTTCAAAGAGGCGCAAGAGTGCAAAAAAGCGGAGGAGCTTATCAAGCAAAAACACGAGGCATGGTTGCAGAAAATGGGAGGCAAAAGATGATCACTTCCTGGACAGAATTCTTTAACGCGGTAGAGCAGATGCGGGAATGTCAGAAAGAGCATGCCCGGACAAACAGCCTTTCCGCCGGATACGCCGCCAGCAAATGCGAGAAAGCGGTGGACGATGTTATCAAAGAAAAACGCGACCAGTGGGCGCGGGAAAAACAGCCGGAACTCAACATGGGGGGAAAAAAATGAGCGAACAGAAATTTATGACCGACAGCCAGGGGCGGCAGGTGCCGGAAGAACTGGTAAGCGAGATTGACAAACTGCGGGATCAGACCGTCCGCAAGATTGCCGATGAAGCCATGAAGATGAAGAACGTCCTCGCGGAGTTCAAGCAGCGCATCCGCGACGACATCCACACGTTCGTTGACATCTCCGCAAGCAGGTACGGCAAGTCCTGGGGCGGCAAGAAGGGCAATATCACCCTGACAACATACGACGGCAAGTACCGCCTTATCGTCTCGATAAACGACCGGCTCTTTTTTGACGAGCGGCTCCAGGTGGCGCGGGAACTGATAAGCGACTGCATCGAAAAGTGGTCGGAAGGTTCCCGGAGCGAAATCCGCATTCTTGTGCAGGACGCTTTCCAGGTNGACAAGGCGGGGAAGATCAACACGGCNCGGGTTCTTGGCCTGCGGCGGCTTGAGATACAAGACNNCGANTGGAAAAAGGCGATGGCCGCCATATCCGACAGTATACAGGTTTCCGGGAGCAAGCAGTACCTCCGGTTTTATGAAAAGAACGATCAGGGGGAGTATGTGCAGATTCCCCTTGACGTGGCGGCACTGTGACCGGGCCGGGGGAGGAAACCATGACGGGATTTATTTACCGCAGGGCAATGGCCCTGAAAGACCTGGGCGAGCGTACGGGCTGGAATTGGCTCAGGTGCATTGGTTATGCGCTAAAGGAGGTGGCGTACCGTGGAAAAATTAAGTAGCCAGGAACGGATTATCGAGATTGTCCGGCATCTCCACATGAACCACACAACCGGATTAACCAACAAAGAATTGGCAAAACTTGTTGAAACATCGGAGGTGA